AAGTGACTCTATGCCTGTTGTTGGCACAGTATCAGCGGTTGCCAGTGCTGCTCTGTTCAGCCTGTTCTTGAATTCATCACCCATGTACTGAACAAGATCAGCCCACGCGATTGTATCGTCCTTACCTTCAAGCATAGACTGAAGATCTGACTGGTCAAATGTAGCAGCAGATGTGGTTGGGTCAACATCGATCGGTTTGAACGTTGGTTTGATCGTGTCCGGAAGTGCACCATTCTCAGCTACACCAGGGGATGTAGTTGCAGCTGCGGCGGTGATTGCACGATATCCGGATTTCTCCCACGGCTTGAACCCAAGGGCACCGAATGCATTTGCAGCAACGACGACCTGTCTCCAAAGCCTCTGGCCATACAGTACATTTCTGGCACCGGTTGTGCTACTCAGTACAGGTGCATCGGCCTTACCAAGGAACCTTTGCATCGGCATTCCGTAGACTGCTGTTTCAAGATCCTCTATCGTCTTGATCCACCCGCGAGAATACGCCTTCTGCAGAAACTCGGTATTTTCAGATACCTGACTGGAAATCTCTTTACTTACCATGGTTTTTCCTCCCCACTGTCTACAAGTGCATCAATTTCTCTCACGTCCATCTTTGCAAGTTTCTCGGGGGTAAGTCCCTGGAGTGGTGAGCTTACGAGCTCATGTTTCTTGAGATCCGGTCTTGGAGTATCAGGCTCCTTGTCCTTCATTCTCTTCTCGAGTGCTTTCTCGACAGCCTTCTCAACAACTGCCTCCATATCGGCTGCAGGTTCTGCAGATTTCTTATCCATGTCTTCCTCTTCGTCGTCCTCTTCCTCGTCAACAGGAGGCTTCTCTTCCTTCACAAGCTTCTTTTCGAGCTCGGTCATACGGTTGTCAAGTCCCTTGAGTAAGGACAGTATTTCATCGATTTTCGCGAGAATCGGTTCTTCTACAGCAGGAGCACCGTCCTCAGTGTCTGCTGCCTTTTCAACTGGTTTTGATTTCGGTTCTTCTGCCATAGGATCACCTATGAATTTCATGTCTGATTTTGCAACGTGGTTGATTTCGTCAATGAGAGCTTCCTGGTTTGCAGGAACTTCAACCACAGAAATTTCAAAAAGGTCAATGTTTTTGATAGCATTCCAGCACGTTTTGGCATCACATTCTCGTTTTGTTTCGAGTGGATCAGCACCAATTGACAGGCCGGAATATTCGCCTGATTTCACCTTCTCCCATACGTCATCGTGGATCCTTTGACCCTTATAGATAACACCTTCCATGTAGACACCAGGTTTCTCAGTACCATCCCCACAGGTCTTGTCCCTGAACTCATAGTTGATGTACTGGCCTACCTTGCGGTTACTATGTTGGTCAATAATGGAAGACCCCAATTGCATGAAGAGGTCCATCGTTTTTCGGAAAGCTCCGACTTCTATGACGTCGCCCTGCCTGTCTATGACCTCTGCAGATGCCCATCCTGCAAAATAGCGTGCGTTTTTCTTCAGCTGTGACCATGCTACTTTCGCAGCACATCGGTCGTTTTTATTGCAGTCGCCCTCATAAGCTTCATTGAAAATAGTTCTCCACTTTGTCTGATCGGAGTCAGATAGTGAGTTCCTCACAGCTTCGGGGAGTTGGGAGTTTTCAGAGTAGGGCATCAAAAACAAAAGAAGTACTTGGTTTGTTTAAAAACTTAACGGAAGTATTTGAGGATTATGTCTCTCGCTCTTGTCTGCGTGTCGTCGAATGCAGGACGTAGGAAAGGTTGTGGGTCGGTTCCGTGGTTGTATATCTTCCACCGGATAGCATTGGCTACTTTTTTGACAGCGGTCTTTGATCTGCCGTTGACACTGAACAGACCGGCGTTACGCCTGACCCATCCCAATATCGGTTCCTCCGGTGGCATGTGGGGTTCTGTTCCGTACTCGTTCCACGTAGCCTCGGGGGAATCATAGATTATGATCTTTTCGAGAAACGAATATTCTTTTCTTGCCGACTTCTTGAGCATACCACGGTCCACTGGACACAGGTCTTGTGATATTGCGAATACCTCATCTGCAACATCGTCGAGGCCCTTGTCTAATCGTCCAAAGAAGTTGTCAATTACTTGGGGGTCGGTCTCAACATTAACTCGGCTCATACTACCCTGACAATTGTAGATCTTTCATTGGGGTGAGCTACAAAGTTCTTCCACCCGGTCCAGCTTGGACCCATACCGCCCTGTGACACTGGTCTTGTGGATACTTCCCTGTATATCTCCTTGAGGCGGTCAATCGTCACAGCACCGCCCTCTTCTTTGATCCTTTGAGCAATCATCTTCGAAGTGTCTGAAACTCTATGATCACCTGCATCGGATGTCCTGAAAAGAAACTCTTCTCCGCGTTCTTCTTCCATCTGTTTCCATCCGATCTCACGTGCTCTCATGGCAACTGCAGATGTTTCGGTTCTGGCGATCATCTCGGCACGGTCACGGTCGTAACTGGTGGCATTGACAATTGCCTCGGTGAGTTTGTCTAAGGATAGATCATTTGTCTCAAATGCGTTCTGGATGATTGTGTGTATAGCTTCCACGTCTTGTTCTGTCGCACCATCATAGAAAGAGTACAGGGCTCCTTCTGCAATGGCCTTGAGAGCATCTGAATAGAAGTCTTTGACAAGGTAATCACCGCTGTCTACAAGAAACGATTTCTCAACAGGCTCACCACTGTTTCTCTGACCGTCGTCTATTTCAGGAAAGAATCCACCGCCGGAACTTCCACGGTCTTCCGGTGGAGTGGCCTGACCGGAGAACACAAACTCCCCGTCTTTGTACTCGACATCGAATCCCATGTCGAACATACCACGGGCATTTTGGATATCCTTGGCAAGACGTTCTTTCTCGGCCATTTCGTCTTGTTCTTCGTTGGGATTCAACTGCATGATGTACTTGTAGATACCAAACTCCTTACAAAGCCATGGTAGGACCTTGTCATTGTAGATGGTCTGACCGTCTTCAACAGCACGGTTTGTGACAGTGATTTGCAGTCCCTCGTTGTTCAGGCCACCACTTGTGGAGGTGTCTCCCTGGAAGATCAACGATACTCCATACCTTGAACTGATCCTCTCACGAAGTTCCTTTTTGACCTCGAGCATGTCGGTGTTTGGATCCTGCATTAGCTGAAGAAATGAAGCAGCTGCACGACTATCTGTATTGTATCCCACGATGGGTATGTAATACGGATCATCATTCAACCGGGTCATTGTCTCGTCCCAGAACTTCCTCAGTGATTCCTGATTGTTGGTTGGGAATGTAGCAATGCCCGGAGCTCTGCCTCTCTCGTAGAATGCTTTTGTCCTTTTCTCCAGGTAGTGATATGCCATCAGAATGTCAAGCATCTTAAGTGCAGGTGGATAACCGTACAGTATCGAAGGATAGAACTTTGACGAATGTAGGACCTCATCTTTGAGGTAGTACTGCTTATTCTCATTCGATGTTGTCTCGTAGTACGCCTGCTGCAGGATAGCACCACAGTGGCATTTGTGTCCCGGTTCGCCTTTTTGAACGTCACGGTGTGTAGGACATAGCCAGACATCACCACCCATGCGGCCATCTTTCTTGACCATCTTCTTAATGTCCCTTGGGTCAATTGAAAGAATCTCCCTGGCATCAGTTAGTGCGATCTCACCGGATCTGTCATAGTCATATGCTTTGATGAGAAGGAGATAAGCATTATCAGCAACATTGAGGTTGAACTCGAAGTCGCTTAAGACTTCTTTGAGTGATTGTCCGTTGTAGTTGGCCTTTTGAATGAACTTATCGAGTTTTTCTATTTCAGAATAGTTGATTTCTTCAGTTGAGTGTTCATCAACTGTACTCCAATAGAATCCGTTCCTGAACACTTCCTGTTTCAGTTTAAGAACACAATCAGAAAAGACGGACACTTCGTTTTCGAGGTAGTAGGCCAGACCGAGAGAAGGAGCAATGTTTGATTGGCCGTATGATTCGTGCCTGCTTAAGCCAGGTCTGTTGCTGGGGAGTTTCTTTTGAATGTAGTTTATAAGTTTTTTATCAATGTAATTGGTGAGCGGATCGGCAAGGGACATAAAAATGAAAGAAGTACTTGGTTTCTTTATAAGGTTTTTGGAGTTCGCAGCCCAAGTATTTCTCTCATGTTACCGCGGAGTATGTTCTGCACTGTCGAAAAGTCACATCCCATCTCAATGCAAATCTGATTCATTGATATTCCATTTGCAAACATAACGAGGATGGTGTGTTCACCCTCGGGTATGTCTACATCGACTCGTACATGGGTACGCTTGTCCTTCATGTACTTTTTTCTGACCGTTCCATGGAAATGTTGTCTGTTATTCATGCTCGCCAGTTCTCCTCACCAAGGGGTGTCGGCTTTCCACACCGGTTGCAGTTGAATACGTACATTAGGTGACCATTGCCACACTTGGGGCATATCCACGGCAGGGGCATGATCTTTGTCAGGTCAACATCCTTGGGTATGTCGAGGTGGTTCTGTTTTCCAAGGCGGCGGGCACCGTGTTTGGTTGATGTGGTATCGACCATGAGGTCATCAAGTTTTTTTGCTGAAGGCCATTTGAAAGAGCCCCCAACTTTGCGTCCGTACATTGTCATTTTTGTGGACCTCACTCGTATCTTATTGTCACCGGTCCATCGCTTTCTAACCTGTTTCCATCTTCGGTTTCAACTACAACTTTTGATGGCATTGAATACACTTTTGATGGCATTGAATACTTTACTTTGTTCTTTTTCCGTGCTCTCATCTGAATCAATCTGAACACGAGCAATCCAAGCAGTACAAAAAATGATATTGTTCCGCATATGAATGCATCTTCTAAAAATCCCATGTTTGTATCATCTCCTTTTAAAAGTTATAATTTCCAATTCCACCGATGCTTTTGTATTCTTCACCCACCGGCGGGAACAGTTCAGTTGCAGCCCATACAAGAGCATCAACTCTATCAGGTGACTTGCCTTCTCCTGGTATCCAATCACACATCTGATCCTCAAGAGCCGGGAACGAACCGACGTGATGGAAACGGCCTTGCTCATACAGTGAACTGATCGGTTCAGCTCTGGTTTGTTTGCCCCGTGATGCTCTGACAGCGCGGAATGGAACGCCATGGTCTACTGTTCTGATGTTCATTTCAACGAGGTCACCGCCGTTGTTCACTTCTCCCACGATGACGTTGGCTTCATGTTTGTGATATGTTGCAATTGATTCCATGGCCCATTGACGAGGGGTGACATGGCAGGTGTAGTCACCAAGGACATAACCATGTCCATCTGTTCCCTTTCCAACAACTACAATGCCGGTGTCGTCCGAACCTTCCGAGGATGTGACTGCCGGGTCAATGCCAACGACCACCCGGACAAGTTCAGGAATCTTTGAAACTCTGTTATCATCAATATCTTTCCTCTGCCAGAGTGCATCCGGATTGTCGTCAAGGATCTCTGCATTGAGTTCCTGCCGGCCAAGTCTGGTGCCTTCATATTTCCCAATAACAATGTTCATAAATGCAGGGGCAAGGTTTGCAACATTGTCATATGTTGATCCCCTTGTGACAGATGTAGCAGAATCGTTT